GGTCCTTGAAGAGTTCATGGTCGGAAATGCCAAGGCCTTCAGGGCGTTATGGTCGGAAAAGTATGCCAATAAGATTATGAAGGACATCTACAACGACCCGGACTACGCAATATACCAGAAGACGAATCTGGAGTTCTTGAGGGAGATGGGCTCCGACGCGGGCAAGGCCGCGGAGGAGTTTGTCGCACTGGCGGGGGAGCGCCCGATACAGCGGTTCGCAGGGAAGCTGCCCTGGCTAAGAATCTCTGCGCGGGCTCACGTTACCGGTGTCAACGTGATGACGTGGCGTATTTTTAAGGGCCACCTAAAGATGCTCAGACAGGTCAATGAGCAGGTAGCCAGCGAGGGGATGCTGAAGCGAATTGGGACAGAGGTCGGGGGCTATCTTGCCTTTCTCCCTAAGGAACTGGCCTACAAACCGGCCAGAATGGCTGACGAGTTTAGCATAGAGAAGCACGCCGAAACCTTTGGGCGTATGCTGGGGGACTTCTCTGGCCGGGGGATTCAGCCAGGGTGGACTAAGGGCATGACCCCGGCAGTAAGCAATGGGCTCTTCTCCTTCCGTATGATTCTGGGTCGTCTATTTACCCCAAAGCATCTCATAAGCTCAGACCCACTGACCCGGAAGTTAGCGTGGCGTAATCTGTCCACTTTCCTTGCCGGGTTTAGCGGGACGCTGCTTGCTGGTGAGAAGGCCGGATTCTGGGAGGTGGATAAGCGCATATACGTCACCAGAAATGGCAAGACCATACCCAACTCTGACTTTATGAAGGCCCGGATGGGCCCTATCCGAATCGACCCCTGGGGTGGGATGCAGCAGATACATAGGTTTTACATGGCCCTTGTCCCGTTAATGCTATCGGGCTCCGAGTGGACGAGGCAGAAGCCCTTTAGGCGTGAGGAGGAGGGGCTAATGGGGAGCCCACTTGAATATAGAAAAGGGACGCCAGAGGGTATACTGGACCTCCCACAGACGCTTCTGGAATACAAGCTGTCCCCTATGGTAAATGCCCTTAACGACTTATATAAAGGGACTGATTTCAGGGGGGAAAAGGTGTCGTTTACAGACCCGCGTCAGTTGGTGAATAGAATCGCACCGTTTGCCTTGATGGATATGTATGAGGCCTTTGAGGAGGGCGGGTGGCCGCGTGGCGGTGTGGGCCCTGTGGGCGTTGTGGGAGGGGGAGTAATTGCTTACAACAACCCAGAGAGCGTGGCACAGGACGTTTTCGGTGTGTACTACGACCAGCTCGATGAGAAGTACGGCAAGGATAGGGGGGCCGCACGTAGGAAGTATATAAATGACCTCTTCAAAACCAGGAAGGAGATCATGCGGGACCTCAAATACTCTGGGGAGTTCCACCGGCTAACCGACAGCCAGAAGGGGCGGGTTGAAGGCGCTCTACAGCAAAGAAAGGACGCGCTTCGGGCTATAGGCCGTGGCGGTCCTGCCCCCAAAGTTGGTGCGCAAAAGGAGACCGTAGAGGCGATGAGGGCGAGGCAACTGGAAGAGTGGGGTATGTGGACCTCCAAATAATAAACTTGACACGCTCCCAAGCGTGAGTATAAAGTCTAGCCATCGTAATACGGGTGAGTATATGACCACAGATCAGGTAAACAGCAACGCCGACCTTGAGAGGGTAGTGGCTGCGGCGGAGGCCAAGTTTAACCCCTCTACCGCCGAGGACACGCTCACGGTTGAGCCGGTAGTCCCCGATGAACCCGCGGTAAATGGGTCTGGGGTAAACCAGCTCCCCCTACCAGAGGCCCCGGTGGCAGCCCAGCCATCCACTGCCCCCCCGCCTCGGCCAGCGCTCCCACCGCCCCCGGCGAACCAGCAGATACAGCAGATGCGGCAACAGCTTGCCCAATCTGAGCAGCGTTCCTACGCAGCCCAGGAACAGCTCGCTGCCGACCAGATGAATAACGAGATAGTTGGCGACGCAGAGCAATACTACAACTCCCTTATCCAGCAGGGGATGCCGGAGGAGCAGTCCCGCCAGGTTGCCACAAAGCACTACCAGATGCTTCAGGGCGTGGTACAGTCCCATCAGGCCGGGCAGACAATACAGGCGGAGTCAAACGCCAAGTTGCAGGTGGCCCAACAGATAGGGCGGCACTATGGCATAGACCCATTTAGCCTGATGAACTTATCCAAACCGGAGCACATGATACAGGAAGCCGAACGGAATAAAGAGCTGAGCGGGTTCCGCTCCAGAGTAGAGGCCCTGGAAAGGGGCCGTGTCCCCGCCCAGTCCATGGACTCCAACCGGGGGGCCACGGCGGCATCGGACACCGAGTTCTTGAAGCTATACGAGAGTGGCTCATCGAACGATCACGAGCGAGCCAACAAGGTTCTGTCCCGACTTAGTGACAGGCCGATTCTAGGCTAACGCACAAGCAGGCAGGAGGACGAAATGGCCGTCGGAGATACGATTACACAGTCGCTAGCAGACTCGATCCCGAGCATGGTGGCATCTGCCAGACAGGTGCGTGAGCAGGAAGCGGTCATGGCCCAGGTAACGGACAGGCAGCAGCTTGCCCGTAACACCGGCACCGTCTGGAATGAGGTCTCGATGGAGAAGCTGACCTCCGCCCAGGGCATAACCGAGACCACTACCCTGGATAACCCACAGCAGTTGTCGGACACCAATCTGGCTATTACGCCGACCCTCACGGGAATCCAGACCATTGTGACGGACGAGATGGCTATGCGGATATCCCGCAAGTCCCTCGCCCAGACCGGTGGGCTTGCCCAGGCCGCATCCCAGCGGAAGAAGGACGAGGACGGGCTTACCGCCATAGACGGGGCCACCACTCAGCTTGCGGGCGCAGGGCAAACGATTACATCTGGTCACGTTGCCGCCGCGGTGGCACGAATATCCTCGGACACTGACGAGCCGGGGCAACAGCCCTACTTTGGGGTATTCCACGGTCACCAGATCAAGGACTTCCAAGACGAGCTTACCACCCCGGTGGGAACCTACGACATCTCCGGTGACGGGCTCACTGCCCGTGCGTACCGAGAGGGCTTCCGGGGCATGATATCGTCTTGCCGAATTGTTGAGGACGGTAACCTGACCATCGACTCAGCCGATGATGCCAAGGGCGGGGTATTCGCAAAAAGGGCTATTGTCCTTGTGGAGAGCCGCACCCCCAAGGTGGAGCAAAAGAGGATGCCCGAGCTTGGTGGTGGGGCCACCGCGTTCTACCACTACGACGGGTTCGCCTACGGCGAGAGGAGCGCAGGGAACTGGCTCTACGAGGTAGCCGGGGACGCCACTGCCCCCACCAGCTAGATGAACGCCCGCCGCACGACGTGGTCGCAGCGGCATGGTCCCATCCCGAGGGGGTGGGTAGTCCATAACATGAACGGGGACATGGGGGACAACAGGCTGGAGAACCTGGCCTGCATCCCCCGCAAGACCGGCAACATAAGCGAAGTGATCGCTCCCTACAGGAAGCGAATAAGGAAACTGGAGCTACAGCTTCAGGAGGATAAATAGACATGGCAGAAGTACATGGCGCAAATGGAAGAATTGAGCTTTTTGAGGACTTCCTTTCGGGTGAGGACATAGTTTCCAATACCGGTGTGACTCGCGCCTTTGGCTCCTCCGGGTTCAGGGTTATAGGGCAGGGCATCGCCGAGACCGACTCAGGCATAACCGTTCTGGAATCGGACGGCCTGAACGGCGTTGGGGTACTCACCACCACCAACGAGGACGCCCATAGCTGTGGCCTCACAACTGGCATGGTATTCGATGTCGGGAAGATGGCCCCAATCGTTGCCGAGTGCCGCGTTCAGTTCGCCGACCTCGACACGAAGGCCTTCTATTTCGGGTTCACCGATGTAAACACCGACACCGCGATCCTTGAGGGCAATAACCTCGTGGCAGCAGGTGCAACCCTTACCCTCTCGGCCTCAGACCTCTGTGGGTTCCTATTAGACGCAGAGGCCACAGACGACGAGGACTGGATCATGGTCTATAACGGCGGTACCACAACCGGCGAGACCACGATTGCCAGTATCGACGCCAATGACGACGCGGTGGCCGGGGAGTTCCAGATACTCCGCTTGGAGATTGCCCCGAACGGGCAGGCCAAGTGGTACGTTGACGGTGTACTCAAGCAGACCGTGAGCGGCGCTATATCCACAAGCACCGACGTTGCCTTGATGGCCCTGGTAGAGGCGCGGAGTGCCTCCATCGAGTACGCATACCTTGACTATGTCTCTATCAATGCTAACCGCGACTGGACGATTTAGCCTCACATCCCCATGAGGAGAAGCGCGTGCCTATTGTTCAAACCAGTGTTAAGACCTCAGATGCTTCCATAACCATAGCGGCATCAAGGGTGTACTGGGTGCTGATCAGCGCGGGGGCTACCGGTGGGGCGTGGCAGCTTAACGACTCCACCGACGACAGTGGTACCGATGTGCTTAGTGGCGTGGTTCAGGCCAATGGGGGCCACTTCATTGACCTGAGCGATGCCCCGATCCAGTTCGAGACGGGCATACGTGCCGACCTCGCGGGCTCTAATCAGACCATCACCGTGGGGTACACTTCTTGATCGAGGCCGCGACTATAGCCGTATCGCTGGACGAGCCCGCCTTTGAGCTAAAGGAGATCAATCTCCAGGGCCCCCCCGGTGAGGG